CTCCGTGTCATTCAGTTCCTCCATACTGTCCAGATAACTGTGATAAGCGCAGAAATATTCAATCGCCATTTCCTCGCCTCCCATGTTCTATCTTGTGGCATGGAACGCAAAGAGTTATTCCGTTCGGCACAGAATACCGAAGATCAAAATAAATTGAATACGGCTTGATGTGGTGGGCATTTAATTTAACGCCTCTCGCCCCACAATGCTGGCAAGTGTAATCGTCTCGTTCAAAGACGTTTCTTCGCCACATTTTGTACTCCACACATCTGCGTCCTTCTGCCGATTGCCTTCGTTCCGTGTCAAGTAGTGGCTTTACGCTTTGGAATGCGCACATTGCGGCACTTACTGTTGTTTCGGCATCTGGCTCAATGCCGGTAAGGGCGTATTTGCAAATAGCGTCATAGGCTTCTGCCCTTGCGGCCTTGTTTTTTATCTTGAAAACCGCTTCAAAAAACGAGCGGTAAAAAGTGAACTGGTTTCTTACTTCATCTTCCATATCTAAGCCTCTTTAATGATGGAGTACCGCGCGAAGCACGTCCGCCCCCCGTATCGGTTCTTCCCGGTGACGGTTTCGCTCTTGATGGGTACGCCTTGTGCTTTCAAGTCCCAGATTCTAGCGCCCAACCGGTAACAGCCGTACTCGGTAACGGCCTCGGCCTGAGTGATACTCCCATAGTCTTGCAAATGCCGCAGGATACGCTCACACTGTGTCACGGGGTGCCTCCTCTCCGGTAAGACGAACCGCCACGCATGGGCGGGTGGCGTCTGTGATAGCGGCATCATCCTTGTAGGCGATACCGTTCAGGGCGTCACACACAATCTTGCCTATGTTGTCCCAGTCGGGTTTCACCATTGGCAAAATCTGATTGTCAATCGCTTCGGCCTGCCTGCGCTTGCTCCACGAATGGGGAACGGGGTAGATTGCCGCAATGTCGACACGGATAGTGCCGGTGAACTTTGCCCCGTGGGCTTCGCACTGGTATGCCCATGCCACCAGCTTTTCATAGTCCTTCGTTTTCTTTGGGGTGTATGTCGCACCGTTCTGGGTAAAGCGGGGGCGCTCCTTCCCTTGCGGAACGCCGGGAATCGTAAATTCAATCGTCACGTTTTCGCTCCTTCCTTTGGAGTTGGCGGTTTCACCTCCCCCCGCCAAGGGAAAATACAAACTATACTGTCAATCTTTTTGAGGAAAGATTGATTTTTCCGGCCTAGAACGGCAATTGCGCGTCCTCGTCTTCCAGCAGTGCGAAGTTCGCCGCAGGGGCGGCAGCCTGATACGCCGGTGTGCTGTATCCGCTGTCAGCCCCAGAGCTGGCCTGAGTGCCGCTTTCCTTGCTACCGCAGAAATAGACACTGCTCACAAGAATCTCCGCATAACGGCGCTTCTGGCCGTTCTTGTCTGTATACTGCCGGATTTGCAGTCTGCCTGTTACCATAGCCATCTGACCCTTGCGGAAATACCTTTCCACGGTTTCAGCGGTGGAACCCCAGGCAACGCAGTCCAGAAAATCCACTTCCTTCTCACCAGTCTGGGAGTTCTTAAAATCCCGGTCACAGGCAACAGAGAAACTTGTCACGGCCTTCCCGGAATCGGTTCTCCGCAGCTCCGGGTCACGGACGAGGCGGCCTTGGATTGCAATCTGATTAAGCATTGTCTGCCTCCTGAGAAATCACCTCGCCGGTGTCCTGATCGGCCACAATATCGGTATCAATAATGCCGATCAGCCCGTCTTCCGCTTTGGAATCATCCGCCATAACATCGGCCAGCTGCTTCCCTTCGTCGCGGGTCTGATAATCGATGGACATAACGCCCCACTTACCAATGAGCTGACGGTATACGGTTTTCCGCGCCATGGCGTCCCAATCATCACGCCAGCCCTTTCCCTGATACTCGCCCTTGCGGAACTTCCGCTCGTGGGCTTCAATGGCCGCCTTGCTCATGTAAATGGTCTTCTCCGCGCCGTTCACAAGTCGATAGTAGCCGACATAGCCGATAACCGGCAATTTCTCCCGCTCTGCTTCATCCTCGATGAAGTCAACCACAACTTCTTCTGTCAGGCGATTGTAGCTTTTCAGCTCACCCTTGCGGATATCCACCACGTTGATGGTCTTGTATGCGCCGGTGCGAAGCGCCAACTGGTGCATACCCTTCCAGCCAAGAATGAAGGTCGCCTCCATCTTTTTTGTTCCGGTGTCCTTCTTGTAGTTCTTGAATGGGACGATATAGGCATATCCCAAGTTCTGGTCGATGGGCAGGTCAAACGTTGCAGCCTTCAATGCGGACTGGATAACGGTCATGGGGCTTTCCATAAATGCCTGCTGCATATTCTTATCCGCATTCACCATCGAGACGATAGAAGAAACAAACTGGGGGGCGCGCTTGCCAAGCAGCTCGTCAAAGCGTTTCCGCATACCGTCCCGGTCGAGGAATGTGTTGAGCATTGCGCCGATGGACTGCTGAGCAGCCGCAGCGGGTGTTTGCTTCTGTACCTGATTCTGAATTATGTTTGCCATTAAATTGCCCTCCTGTTGGCATATTCGTATTTTTTATGTGGCCTTGCCGGAGTAGTAAGCGCCCTTTCTGGTTCCCACCCATAGCGGACAATTCTATCCTTTAAAAGCGCTCTGTCTAACCCCGTAATTCTTGCCCATTCAGCGATAGTGTGGGTCTGGCCAGCGTGCGAAACGCGGTGGTTAGTAGATTTGTTCGCCGCTTGCTCAGCAGCTGTTATCCATCGGCAATTCTCTGGGCAGTAATTCCCGTCGTTATCGATACGGTCAATCGTCAGATTGTCGGAGTATCCGTTAGCAACCGCCCAGTCATAGAAAGCAGAAAAGTCTCTCGCCCAGTCATCGCAAAGCGAAATCCCCCTTGCTCCGTACCTGTAATACTTATCGCACCTCTTGTCATAGCACCTAGTCTTCATGCCCGTCCAGATTCCGTACAATCTCGTGTTTGATTTTCCGTGTGTATATTTTCCCATACTTTACACCTCCTTTTTGAACCGGAAAGTTCTGCTTTCCGAAGATTTGAAATAGTTCTGCGGGATTCCTCCGTGGTCTTTCTCCCACTTCTTTCTATCGAATGTTGAGCGCTTCTGCGTCTTCCATGTGACGCTGTAACTCCCGTATCCGCCCCGCTCGGCGGTTCCCATGGCCTCCATGATACGCGCCTGAGCGGCGGCTTTCTTTTCTTCCAGCGCCTTGATCTGCTGGCCGCATTCGTCCATGATCGCCAGATCAACGGCACAGCCGGTCAAATCCATTTCGGTGTCCGGGTCGCTGGCCGGGAACACGGCGTTAATCGCATCAATGGTGGAATCCATGCCGTCAATGGCCGGGGACGTTTCGCTCTGAACGTTCGCCCAGAAGCTTTCCTCCGCCTCTTTCAGGGCTTCCAGCTCTGCTTCGTCCCGCTCGATGACGAACACTTTGAAGTCAATGCCCAGAACCAGGACCGCCAGATACCAGCGATCAAGGCCGGACACAAGAAGGTAATGGCAGCACTGCGCGTAGTAAGTAGCCGGGAACTCGCCGTTCTTGAATTTGCTCAAGTGGAGCGCATTCGTGGTCTTGATCTCTAATCCTGCCCGTTCACCGATGACCAGCCGGTCGTAGTTGGCGTGGGCGTAGGGCATATCGTCCCGGAATACGGTGTAGTTCTCCCGGCGCACCTTTTTCCCGGTAGCTTCGGTAAACCGCTTTGCTACGTATTCCTCCAAGTCCGTGCCGAGGCGTACCGCCTCTTTCTGGGAAATATCCTCCGGGATGACCTTCCCGGTTTTCTCCGCCCACAGGGCATACGGTGACTTGTAGGGGTTCAGACCCAGAATGGCGGCGGCATCCGAACCACCAATGGTTGTAGAGCGTAGTGCTGTCCATTCCTCTTTGCTCATGGTAGCGGTTGGAATTTTCCGTATCATTCCTCCACCTCCGCTTCCTCGTTGAACTCCGTCATGGAATCTATGCAATCCAGGCAGTAGAACTCATCATGCGCCGGGATATATACCAGTTTGCTGTCTGTGATGGGATATCCGCACCTGGCACACTTCGGGAGTACCGCTTCCCGAAAGTCGGCATCCGCCGCCAACTGTTCAGCCTGTCGCCACGGCTCCATGCTATCAAAAACGTCCATTGACTTTCCTTTCTCAGTTTGATATACTGTAAGTGGTAGAGATTTTTTATATCGCTTGCCGTCCCCGGTGCTGTAACATCGGGGGCGGCTTTTTATCTCCCTCTGATGCAACGTCCGATACCGGCACCCATCAGGATAGCGCACACCCACATGGCCGGAACTGCCGCCCTGTCTGCCAGCAAATCCGCCTGCTGCCACCAGAAAAGCACCAGATTCAGCCCCGCATAGGGGCAAACACGGAAAACACATTCCTTAACATTGAACGGCTTCCGGTTCTCCGGCACCGGCTCCCACCGGGCATCCACGGGTTTATTCCTGCTTGCCATATCCTCACCCCCTGACCGCATGATTTCGGTGGACTACGTAGAAAAGCTCCACGTTCTCATTGTCAAACGCCTTGCGTTCCTTCGTTTCCATGCCCAAGGATTCCCGCAACTTGACGTTTTCCTCCCGCAAGCGGCGGAATATCTCCGCCATGGTGCGAAGCTGGGCAACCTCGTTCGGCATCATTTGGATTTCTCCTTGTAGGGACGGACACACTCCATACGAACATACTGTTCCCGCCCCTCTCTATTTTTGAACCTGCCCTCCCCCTTGCTGGATATTTCCGGATTAACCAGCGTTACGATTTCGCAGATTCTGAAATAGTGGTGGCATTTTCCGACAGGGCGATTTCCGGTAATCACGAACTTATCTCCCACCTTCAGCTTGCTCTCCTTTGGCTTGTCCTCCCCCTTGCGCTTCTTCTCAAACAGCCGCCCAACGGCGGCCTTTGCGCCCTCCGCTCTGCTGTAGGTATCCTTCGGATTGCACCGGGCTTCTGCGGTCTTCACATCCCGCCCGCCCCGTTTCAGCGTGGCCGTGGTAATCATCCCGTCAAAGCGGAGTTCCACGGTGCAGGGTTCCCGCCCAGGCTCTGCAAGACCAGCGATCATGTCTTCGTACCAGCACCAATGCCCAAGAAAATCGTCGCGATCCTCCTCCATGCAATAGTAAACTCCTTCAGCGTTGATTCCGGATTTTATGATCGTCATGGTCTTTCCCAGATACTTGTCCATATAAGGGTTCCAGTTCTTCTGCGGCCTCTTGCTCACAATCCGCACCTTATCCCCAACTTTGTATTTCGCCATAAATAACTCCTTTCAATTTTCATAAAATGTGGATTACTTTTCGCTTACGTACAAGCTGCCATCACTATTCAGCCTAGGGGTAACTCCAAGCCCGATTCCTTTTTGGTACAGTTCGCCGCTTATAACAATGTAATTAACGCCAGTTGCTTCATCCACAACGCATAGTGTCTCGTACTTTCCGTTTGAGTTCTGCGCCCAAATCTTTATCGGGTAATTCTGTTCGGCTTTTGCCACGGTAGTGGCGCACGCCCCAAGAATAAACCCGAAAACAAGCATCAATAGCAAAAATGCTTTGCGCATTATTTAGCCCATCCTTTCAATTTCGGCATTCTGCCGTAGATTTCAAATCACTGCCATTCCCTTGCAAACGCCCGTATCTCCTTCTCAGAGTACCCCAGGGTTTTCAGGATCACCGCCGGGTTTGGGTGGAGGGTGGTCACCAGCTTCCGAAGGACGCTTACCCGCATTTCGGTTTTCCCCTTTTGGTAGTTCAGCAGATTTTGGTACCCCTCACCAATTCTTTTCCCAAGTGCCGAAGCGTTATCGCTCTGAATCCCCGCCAGGGGGCAGCAGCGGTCGATCTCCTTCCAGAAATCCTCTGCCGCGTAGCGCTCGGCATACTGCCGGATTCTTGGCATTTTATGTCACCTCCTGTCATACCATCAAGAGCCGGAAGGTCTCTCTGCCCTTGGGGGTGACCATCGTCTGCGTGCCGCTCCACTGGGTCTTCTCGTTGAACGTCTCCTTGACTTCAAACAGACCGCCGTTTTTGCCCTCGAATGGTAGCAGCTTGCCCTTCTTGTCCCGGTACAGGTATTTCTTATCAATCAGGAACTGAACAAACTTCTTCGGCGGTACGCCCAACTCTTTGGCAGTCTCCCGGAAATTGGTCAGCAGGTTGCGGTCGACCAATTCGTCGAAATAGTCCGCTTTGGGATGCATGATCTGGTTTTCGACGGTCAGCCGGGAATTTATGGCTTCCAGCGCCTTGCGCTTGTCCGTTTCGTCCTTAAGCGCGGTAACAACCTTAAGCAGGTAGTCCGGGCTGAGAATCGCCGCTTCCAGCGTCTCCGGGGTCATGTACGCGCCGTGCTTGCGGATGCTGGGCAGAACTTCCGATGTGACCCAGCGCTTGAATTCTTTCGCGCCGGGGAGCTTGCTGGACAGGATCAGGGAATACAGGCCGGATTCGTTGATAAGGATTGCCGGGGTTCCGTTCACGGTGAACGATTCGTTCACCGTCTTTTCGTCGTCATCAACGTGGTCACGGAGCGCCTTCTGCGGATTCTGATACCCCAGCGCCTGAGCAACGTCCTTTCCCACAAGCCACGGTTCGTCGTTGATGGTTACGGTTCTGACTTCTCCAAAGTCAGGGTGGTTGAAAATCTGTAATTCGTTCATTGTGCCCTCCCTCCTGTTACTTCTTGTTTTCTTTCCCCTCGCTCTCTTTATCTGCGGGCTTTACCTTGGGGACAAGGATATTCGCCATATCCACCAGCCCCTCAACGTAGTCCTGGCCTTTTACAGCCGCGATATTTTCGAGAACGGTTACGATTTTCTCAGGCATTTTCATTTCCTCCTTTACTAAATTTTCATTCAAGCTGAATGCCAGCTCCCCGATATTTTCTTCACCGTCAAGCCCCGTCGAGCAATTTCCGGGTGATCGTGGCTTTTACATTGGGATGGATACCCAATACCCAGAGCCATAAAAGCGGGGGCGCTCATATTGTCACGGTGTCCTCTGCATTTACACGGGCTTGGAACCGTCCAAGGCTGCATTACACCGGGCGGGTTGCCCCGCCCTGTTGAATTAGTTGTCGCAGTCGTGATAGACTGCAAGCCATCCGTCACCCCGTACCACAAGGCCGTTAGATTCAGCGTATCGGTAGGAAGCAAGGGCGTCCCCAAAGGTCAAACCCTTGAAGAAGCGGCTGCACCCCATCAGGCGGCGAACAATGTCGCGGCGGTTCGCTGTGCCGAAAGTCATGATTCTTGCAATCTCTACCATTTCTGTTTCCTCCCGTTATCTGGTTTGCTAGGCTTGTCCCATTTTTGGGACGATTAGTGTAAAAAAATAAGTGCCTTTTCTGCCGGGTCGGTGATGCCAAGCTTCTCGCATATAGCCTCTATCTCGATAGTGTTAAACGGAATCTTCCCGTTCACCTTGGAATTCAATGTGTTTTTGGACATACCGATTTCCAGAGCCAGAGACCGCTGAGTAAATCCCGCTTCTACAATCTTCCCTTTTAACTTGTTCGTCGACATGCTTTGCCCTCCTTCCGTCTCATTTTTGGGACGCCTTTATACTATCACGCTTCTCCTCATTTGTCAACCCAAAATTGGGACAATTTTGAAAATTTTTTTGTTCCGGTATTGCAATTTTGGGATAACCGTGTTATTCTATACGCAGAAGGGAGGTGCCATTATGAGCGATATTTCAAAGAGAATCCTAGAAACGATAACTTGCAAGGATATCTCCTATGGCGATTTATCGGATAAAACAGGTATTCCAAAGTCTGCTTTACAGCGGTATGCTACCGGGCAGACGGAGAAGATTCCAATTGATCGGCTCGAAAAAATTGCAAGCGCAATCGGCGTAACGACATCATTCCTTATGGGTTGGGACAGCGCCGACAAAAAAGAACAGCTCACCGTTCCCAGTGAGCTGTCTGACGTAAAAGCGCGGCTTATTCAATATGTGTATCCTTTAACAGACGAACAGGCAGCCCTTGCGCTTCGAGTTTTGAAATCAATTCTGGAAGACGCTGAATGATTTTCTTCATGTCTGCTTCTGTCAAATTGGATATGTACCGGATCAGTTCTTCTCTTTCCTTCATGCTTTCTCCCTCCATTGTGTATTTATAAACATTTGTTTGATTACGTAGCGTATAATAGCACGTCATGTGTCCAATAAACCGGACTAATTAGAAATTTGCGCAAAAATTTTTCTTTTCGTTGAAATTATTTTCTGAGCGTGGTATTATTTTCATGTGGAACTACATAGCGTCCTGCTGATGTCAATAGAAAGAAGGAGTTTCTATGGGATTGTTTGACTTCTTTAAATCCAAGTCGGAGGAGTTTTCGCAAGAGCCGCCCATCCCGGAATCCGAAAAGCAATACTACCGTCCAGCCGAATATTACACGGATACAGTGCCAATAGCCATTACCGGGGCAGACGGCAATTATTTACAGAAGCGAGTAACTCCATTTGAAGAACGAAAAAGAATTTCTTTCCAGTCTAAATCTGGATTATATGTGGCTGAAATTCTTTTACTGGAATACTGCTCATATGGTACATACCCACATCCCAAAAACGGATACCCCGGTTTCTGGTGGTTTGAATATGGCATACGGAATGTAGGCGCTAAGTTAGATTCTCTCCGAGAGCGTGGCTTTATCGAGTATTGCACCGCTGCTGAAGTACTTCCATCTCTAACGATCCCTAAACTCAAGGAGATAGCCGATTCTCTCGGCATTTCAGTATCCGGTAAAAAGGCTGATATTGTTTCACAGATCATAGCCGTTGCTCCTACCAAAACCCTTGAAGCCTTTATCGCCGACAGAAAATATAAACTGACACGAAAAGGCGAAGCCGAACTGCAAGAAAACGGGTATGTCCCGTATATGCACAAGTCACCGAATAAAACTATTGAAGGGTCGCCTTTCGGTTATGAGTTTAACGTTTGGACTATAAATACAATCATTGGTTCAGGAGACGGAAGGGGCTGGAAGGATATCGTTATGGACGAGGAGGAGAAATTACGCCGTTATTCTGAAAAGCATGTTGCTGAAAGCCGAAAAAGAAGCAAAGAAATTACAGGTTCTTATATAAGGTCAAACCCGGAATTATGCAGAGAGTTAAAATCCTTAAACGATCATCTCGATTTACAGGATCACCAGTTTTCTAAAATCAAGGAAGCCGAGCGTAAATTTGAGGAAACCGGCGATATTGATGAACTAATCAAATTTTGGGAGTCCATATGGGATAACGGCGGCCTTGCATTCAATGGTTCCCGCTGGACATTTCGGCTCCCTGATTTATACATCAAAGTCAAGCGGTATGAAGACGCTCTGCAAATTCTGAAAAAGATTAAAGATCCTGTATATCAAGATAAAGTTGCAGTGTATATTCAGAATATTTGCAAGCTAAAAGAAAGATCTAGATGATAAGGGGGCAATGTTATGGGGTGGAATTTTAGAAAAAGTGTTAAAATCATGCCGGGAATCAAGTTAAATTTTGGGAAGAAAACAACCAGCATAAGTATCGGCGGAAAGCATGGCGGCGTAACCGTCAACTCAAAAGGTGATATAGCAGCCCGTTCATCAATTCCGGGAACGGGCATATCCCACACGCGGAAGTTGGCCACAACCCAAAGTTCCAAATCGCACAGCCAACAGAAGATGTACGTGCAAATGGCCGAGAACGATTTGAGAATCATTAGAGAAAGTTCAACCATTGTTGATGAAACATCAGACCCTGGTGTGTTCTTTTCCCGGATGAATATTTTGCTTGAAAGATATGGTCATCTGGCATCCATCGAGCAATATCTTCCACTGTCCGGGGCAAAGCCCAGCGAAGCATTACAAAAACTGCAAGATGGTTTTAGCGATAATACCAACGAATTTATTAAGAAATACTTTGCTGATGTTGACATGAAGGCGAAAAGCTTAAAAACCGCAACTGGGAAAAGGAATAGAATTGCAAAGGCATACGAAGCACTTATGGAATACAAGGGCAAACTAGACGCCTCTAATATTGCACTAGCTGACTATTTGCGTGACAAATATTTACAAGAATGTGGATAATTTGCCCCGCCACCCGTGCCACAAGGTGGCGGGGCTTTGCCGCCGGTAACGCCGTGTGTCCCTTGCCGGTTGCACTTTCACAATAGTTTTTTCTATTGCAAAAGTAAATACACAAATCGTAGAAATGAGTTGCGTACCGTAGATTTGCGAATCAAATTGAAGGGAGATCGTTAATTTTGTATGCGGAGGGACAAATTTCGACGTTGCAAAAGCTAGAGCCGGAATGCGAGAAGCTTGTCGCGCGAATCAAGGCCGCGAAGCACCAGCAGTGCAAGACTATCCAGCAGCTTGCCGATGAAACAGGGATACCAAAAGCCACATTAAGCAGATTTTTTGCCGGTACGCTGATGCACCCCGGATTTACGGATGTGTGCGCATTGTGCGTTGCCCTTGGCATATCAATGGACGAGCTTATGGGCATTACCGCACCGCCCAGCGACAATGCAGCAGCGATTGACCTCTTACAGCTGGAAATCGAACACAAGGATGAAATGCTGCAAGAGAAGGATAACGCAATATCCCGCCTTCTTGATCGGAGCCGGATTCAGGAGGCGGGAATATCTGCCCGGGATACCAGAATCCGCAAGCAAAGCGAAGCCCTTACGAAAAAAGACAGTGCGCTTGCATCCGCGCAAAAGGAAGATAAGCCCTTAATTTACGGGCAGTGCGCATTAAACATTCTGCTGACGGCGGTGCTCATGGTCTATATGGTGCTGGATGCCCGGAACCCGGAAATGGGGCTGATTCGCTCCGAAAAGATTTCTGCGGTTATTTTATTCGGCGCGGCAGGAATCGCCGCTGTTTTTATGCTCACGGCATTTTTGATTTTCCACAAGCTTTTAAGTGGAGGCGAACGAAATGGCAAAAAGAAAGAAGGAGCCGGAAATCAGGCTCCCAAAAATTAAGCAGCTCCCATCAGGGGCGTGGCACACACGTGTATTGATAGAGGATCGCCGCGTATCCATTACGAAAGATACATATGATGAATGCGTGGCCGAATATCTGGCCTTGAAAAACGGCCTTGTGGAAGTCCGCGAGAAGAAAGACGGGAAAGACATCACGCTAGAGGAAGCCGCCAAAAGCTACATTGCATCGAAAGAGGGCTTTCTCTCCCCATCCACCATTGCCGGGTACGAGAAGTTCAAGCGGAATATGCTGCCAGGCATGATGAATCGGAACATTTTCACAGTCTCCAATGACCAATGGCAAGCCGCTATCAGACAGGAACACAAGGCTGGGAAATCCCCGAAGTATATCAAAAACGGGTGGATGTTCTTTTCCGCCTGCATCGTCGCCGCCGGTGCTCCGCGCCCGGAGGTGATGCTGTATCCCCCGGAACACAACGAACGGGCATACCTCACGCCGGACGAGATAGACAAGTTTGTAGAAGCTATAAAAGGCCACCGATTTGAAATCCCGTATCTGATGTGCCTTTCCTCCCTGCGCCGTTCTGAAATGATTGCCATGGACTGGGCAAACGTAGATTTGGAAAATAAAGTGATGCACGTTCGTGGAGCAATCGTCATGGGGACGGCTGGGCTTGTGCAGAAGCCACAAAACAAAACGGCGAAGTCCCGCCGCTCTGTACCTATCATTCCGCCACTTCTGGAAGCTCTGAAAGCGCAGGAGCAGAAGACCGGAAACGTGGTAAAGGCAAGCGCAGAAACCATCTACAATAATTTAGGCAAAGTCTGCGCCGCCGCTGGAATCACCGTGGTTGATCTGCATGGGCTGCGCCACAGCTTTGCATCTCTGGCCTACCACTTGCAGATTCCGGAAATGATCGCCGCCGAAATCGGCGGGTGGAGCGACTTGTCCACCATGCACAATATCTACACACACCTTGCCCAGAAAGATATTGCCAAACGATCCAGCGACTTCTGCGACTACTTCACCACCGAAGCGATGAAAAAGCGAAAATTGGCAACGGAATTGGAAATGAAAAAATAAAGTTGCTAGTGCCGCAACAGTTTTTTGAATTTGTTTATGGGGTTCGATTCCCCTCGGCTCCACCAATGCAAGAGAATCCGAACCTTAGGCCAA